TAATCGGAAAAATCCCATTACTAAATTTTGCAACTAAGGCGGTGAAGGGTGTGACGGGCGCAGCAGCAGGTGCCTTGGCAACCGCCGCATCAGGTAGTAACAAATCAACAACATTATCAACATCAATATGTTTAGGCTTACAAGAACCCCCAAAAGCTGATTATTCTGTGGAATGGGAAGAACAAGCATTGGGTTCTGTGTTGAGTGGGGGTAGTCAAGGATTGTTTAATACGGCAAAAGGTTTGGCGGGTGAAACATTACGTAGACAGATTAATCCGGGTAAGATAGGTGAAATTGCAGGCGTTGACCAAGCGGCAGCAACTGCTGCTGTAGATAAATCGTTAGGAAAAATTCGTAATCCTTATCGTGAACAAATTTTCAAACAAGTGAATTTTCGAGAATTCACCTTTGAGTATACATTCTTACCTGAAAGTGTGCAAGAAGCAGAACAGGTTTTAGCAATATTAAAAGTTCTTCGTCAAAACATGTTACCCGAAGTTGCACAAAATAGTTTCTATATGATATATCCTGCAGAATTCTCATTGTATTACATGTACAAAGAAAACATCAATCCCCATGTGCACCAATTCAGTGATTGTGTACTCACTTCAATGTCAGTGAAATATGGTGGTCAAGATTTCGTGACGTTTAAAGGGACGCCAGGATTGCCCGCTGAAGTTACCATGACATTGAAGTTTAAGGAAATTGTTCCCATCACAGGTGATAGAGTTTACGGAGAAAATCTATAATGCTACGAGGACTGCCACAAATTGTTGTACCAGTTTCAACATTTACTGGAACTGATACACAACTATCCGGTGTGATTACCATCACGGAAAAGCAGATTACAGGAGTCAATACAAAGTTCATTGAAGAAATTGTAATTGGTGCTGAGTTATATGTTAATGATGTTATGGTGGGCATCATCTCTCGCATTGAATCAGATGTGTTATGTTTTCTAGAAGAACCTGCATCTGATACATATACAGGTGTTGCAACAATTCGAAATTTTCAAGTAAGTGATACAGGACGTCCAATTACAATATCAGACATCTTGTATCGCATTGCAATCAATAAAGACTTTTCACGCAAAGCATCTTTTTTGATGCCCTATACTGTAGTTGAAGGTGATACACCTGAAATTGTTTCCTTTAAGTTTTATGGGACACCATTATATCATTGGGTAATCCTAATCATCAATGACATTGTGAATCCCCGCGAAGAATGGCCCTTGTCAGAAAAACAACTACTAGAAAAAATTGCACTACAGTATCCTGATGATTTACCATCCGATGTGTATGAGTGGAGAGAAATAAATTATGGATACGTTGTAGATTATAACGCAGGATTGGCGGCGCAACAACAAATATATTCTGTTTCAATCTATGATTATGAAACAGAAAAAAATGAAGCAAAGCGTACCATTAAGGTACTAGACCCCAATTTCATTACTGATTTCATTACAGCATATTCACGAGCATATACTGATATAACATAATTATGGCAAATCCTATAGATGCCCCAGCGTTAAATCCTGGGTCTGTTAACATTAAAGAGGTCACATTGTTCAAGGCGGGACAGGAATATCCATTAAAGGATTTCATTGTTGAACTATCTGTGTTTGAAGATATGTTTTCCAATACCATGTCAGCTACAATGATTTTATCTGACGGATTAAATTTGGTGGGATCACTTCCTATTACAGGCGGTGAGATTATTAATATTTCATATACTGTACCAGGATTTGAAGATTCACAAATTTTTGGTCGTGCCTTTTATGTGTTTGCTGTTCGTGATAGATTTCCCTCAAGCACAGACCGTCAACAAATGTACATGTTATCTCTCATGTCATTGGAAGCAGCTGTAGATTCTGTTACTGTTGTTTCAAAAAAATATACAGGTAAACCTAGTGAAATTGCAAAACAGATATTTGATGAATATCTTTCAATGCCTCGTTTTTGGAGCAAAGAGTACGATATGCCTGCTGGATTAAGTGACGAAGAAACATTGACACGTCCTGCATGGAAAAAATCAGTACCGCAGCAAAATAGAACATCATTACAATTGATGACAATTGATGCCAAACTCAGAGTCTAAAAATAAAGTTACCTGGGTTGTACCCATGTGGAGTCCAATGAAGTGTATCAATTGGTTGGCAAATCGTCATCTCGATGAAGGTAGTAAAGCAGCCAACACCTTGGCATGGGAATCATCACAACAATTTTATTTTGCGACTGTTGATAGCATATTCAAAGCTCAAGAAAATGTGAATGAGCGCAAGGTGTATTATTACGGATTTGATGATGCCATGATTGAACGTATTACAAAAAATAATTCTACAAAAAATACGTTGATAGAAGGATACAAGAAGGTGGAAAATGTTGCCATACCCACAAACTATGACATTCTTCGTAGTCAAGAAATGGGACATTATTCATCAACAATGCACGTGTTCGATGTGGTCACTAAAAAGTATGATGAATATGTGTTTGATTACATCAACAACTATTCACAGTTTGAACACTTACATGGCAAAACAAATCCCACGTTTCCGTCACAACAACTACGAAATGTTCATTCATATGTAACATTCCGTCCTAAGCATAAGAAAATTTTCAATGATTTTGAAGACCCAAAATTTGAAGATTGGGTTCTACAGAGAACAAGTTTACTATACGATATTAGTAATTTGAAAATTGAAATCACAGTTCCTGGTTTGGCAGGAACACAGGCAGGTGAAGTTGTACAATTCTATTATCCAAAAATGGCAGCAAAGGGTAGTGATGAAAATGTTGAGAATTTGATTGATAGATATCTATCAGGAAGTTATCTGGTGACTGCTGTACGTCATATTATTGCGCGAGATAAGTATACAATGAAATTGGAAATGGTAAAAGAATCACTTGCTTCAGGATTAGGATAATGCATACAAATGTATATAATAATGGGGGCTTCTATTGGTTCATGGGTGGAAGATGTCGTGTTCGTATTGTGGGATATCATAATCCCGACAAAACTATTTTGCCTACTGAAGATTTACCGTGGGCAATACCTCTTATGCCCATGACATCAGCTTCTATTTCAGGAACAGGACATGCACCTGTGGGTCCTGTAGAAGGAACATGGGTAATGGGATTTTTCCTTGACGGTGATGAATGTCAGTTGCCTGTCATGTTAGGCACATTCCCGGGACGTGCTGAGCCGGTCAACTTGGTAACATTACTACAAAAACTTGCCGAAGCATTATCAAAAACTCTTACATTACCTACAACTGGGTTGTCCAGTTTGGCAATTCCTACTGTGAATGTATTGGCCACCAATGAGACTCAACGAAATGATGCCTTAAATAACAGCGTTACGGTACAAGAATCATGATAGATAGACGTTTAATTATCAATGAAATACAACGACAGTTTCCGAAAGATAATGATAATAGTATTGAATCATTATTGCGTATTTCACCCACCTTACGTGGATTAATTGAATCAGAAGAAGGCGCCGAAACTTTCACAACAACATTTGGGACATTTTCTCTCCCCCAATTTCTAACTCCTTCCATTATTAATCAGATTGTTCGTGAAATTGCGGAAGCACGAAATGTTGATGGCACCTCAATTAACAGTGTTAATGCATTGTCAGCGTTAACTGAAGTTTTGCAGATTGCTCAATCTCAAAATCCATTCACAGTAACACCTGATGACATTTACGCTGCGTCACAATATGAAAATTATGAAGATATCCCATTACAAGAAAATACATTATTAACGACATTTGATGGTGATGTATTCATTGACCCAACAACAGGAGCATTGGCATTAGCACCCACTCCTAATTCTCGTATTCTTGCACCAGAAAAAAGTCCCGAAGGACACATTGGACCATTAACTCCTGAAGATGTTGAAATTTTTGCTTTGTTGCTCGAAGATGAAATTCGTCAAGAACGTGTGGCACAAGGATCACCTCATGGGTTAGATGTCATTGATGAAAATGAAAAAATGGGTTTATATGGATTGACGGTTCCTGATTTAGTCTCAATTGGTGTCGTAAGTCAAGGAGCCATTGATGATTGGAACTCCATCCCTGAAAATGCACGTGAAGATTATGCCAAACAAGCTGTATTGGCAGGCGTCATCTCATTGGCATTTTACAATAACATCCCATATATTCTACGAACATCATTAAGTTGGTATGTCATGGCGAATGCTCGCTTTTGGCTTGAAAGACTTATTGGTCCTAAAAACTTCATGACGTTACAAAGAATACAGCGTTTGTTAATGTATCGTCATGTATTGCGTCAGTGGAAAACAACGTTTGCATATTTTGTTAAAAATCTCATCACACGCAAATCACAGATATTAGGACATTTATTGGCGGCACGATTAGTGGGTGAACGTGCTGCACGTGCATTTGGATTAGGTGGGCAATTCGCCTCGGTGATTGGAAGAACAGCGGAAGAAATTTATAATCGAGGTGTGAAGGCAGTAGAAAGTGGTATACGAAATCCTACGTCAGCAGCTCAAATTGACCAAGCGGCTCGTACAGTACCAACACCACCCACACCTCGTCCAACAACATCTCGCAAATATAGATTCTTCCCTAACATCCTGCAGCAAAACACGAATGAACCTTTACGCCGAGTCCCAGATAATCAAGGATTCTATGACCCCAATCGTGTATATCCGCGTGTCACACATATAGGTGAACCTGATACAAATCGGTTGGCACGTAATCATAAAATTAAGGACACGATTGTACAAACAAAGGATGAAGAACGCATACTTGATGTTCCTGTTGCACGAAAATCATCTCCCACCAAATGGAGTCAACCCAAGTCCCCATATAACACAAAATATCCTTACAACCATGTGTATGAGTCTGAATCTGGACACGTAATTGAATATGATGACACACCAAACAATGAACGTATGCATTGGTATCACCGTGAAGGCACCTTCATGGAAATTGATAGAAATGGTACTATGGTGCGTAAAATTGTGGGTGATGGTTATGAAATATGGGAACGAGATGGGTATGTATACATTGGGGGCAAGTGCAATGTAACCGTAGAAGGTAATTGTAATCTGTATGTGAAGAACAATGTGAATCTTCAAGTTGACGGAAATCTTACTGCCGATGTTCACAAGACAGTGACTTTCAATGTTGCCAAAGATTTCAATGTTACAGCAGGCGGCACAATTAATTTGAAGGCCAAGAAAAATGTCAACGTGGAGTCAGGTGCCACTATTAATGCCAAGGCGAAAAACAACTTTAATGCGTCAGGCAAAAATGTCAACATCCAAGCTCAGGCAGTAATGAAACTGTCAGGTAAGTTGAAGGCTTCATTGGCAGCACCACAGGGACAAGCATTATTACTATCAGGTGCGGGTACGGTTGTTGTGAACGGTACAGGATTGGCATTGCTACCATTGCCAGGTGCCGCTGCGGCAACTTTGGCTAAATCGAATGAAGCATCTACCGCAGGATCTGCTGATATTGGTGATCCTCCAGGTGAACGTAATCCCCGCGAGCCTCAACTTGTACCTTTGACATTGGAAGATAGAGTTGATGAGTGGGCGTCATCATTGTCTACATTGGCGGAAAATCCTGAAGATAATCGGGACGCCATTAATGCCTTGAAGAAGAAAGGCGTTGATGAAGGATTAGTCACAAATGAAGATTTGAATCGCCCATTGGCAGAAGGAACAAGAGATGAAACACCACCTCCGGCAGCGAGACCGGCGGCAGTTGCCTCATGTCAGCTCATCTATTCACAATCTTCATTCCCAAGTTCATATAGTTTAACTCCGAATGTTACATTAGGATCCCTGCCCGGATATAATGTACTTCGCGGACAATATGGATTAACTGTACAGGACATGGTGTGTAATTTACGTCAATTGGCAGTAAATGTCATAGAACCCATGTTTGAATTAGTTGGGAAGGGTAACATCATCATCACCTCGGTGTTTAGAACTCCTGAATCTGTAACTGGATCCTTGAATCCACCCCGAGGCGTATCATTCCATCAACAAGGTCTGGGTATTGATGTATGCTTCCATAGAAAAAACTTCTCAGAATACTATAACATTGCTGTCCAATTGAAAAACTCCATTCAGTACGATAAACTACTTCTTGAATATCGTTTAGGAAATGTTCGTGGGGTGTCATCATATAAACCTTGGATTCACATACAATGGCAACAACAGGGTATTAATTTAGCGAATGGGAACAAGGGAGGACAGGCTAGATTACAAGCATTTACTCTCAAAAATGATAGAACATATTCTCAGACACTTGTTAACCTATTACCAGACTCCACATTAAGATATTAAATTTAATATAAATAATGTCATGACCATACCTAATAGAATTTACCAAGATTTAGACTTAACATTTAGCGTTACTGCAACAAAAGATGTTGCAAAACGTTTGGATGTTAATGCTGTCAAACAATCCATAAAAAATCTCTTGTTTATTCGGAAGGGAGAAAAGTTATTTCGTCCTGAAATTGGTTCAGATTTGCAAAGAATTTTGTTTGAACCTATGGATTTTTTAACTGTAGACTTACTTCGTGACGTTATTAGTGAAACGATACAGAAATTTGAACCGCGTGTTCGCATAGAAAATATTGAGATTATTCCTGACTATGACACCAATTCATATGATTTAACATTGTATTTTTATGTGATTGGCATCTACACACCTGTTACATTTAATCTAACCTTACAGAGACTTCGCTAATGGCCGAACTAAGAGTCACGGAACTAGAATTTCAACAAATCAAAGAGAATTTAATTCGTTATTTAGGTGCATCTGAACAGTTCTCAGATTACAATTTCGAAGGTTCAGGTATCAGTAATTTATTGGATGTGTTGGCATATAACACACATTACAATGCCATATTGGCACATCTACAAGCTAATGAAATGTTTATTGATACGGCTGTCAAGCGTTCATCTGTTGTATCTATTGCAAAAACACTAGGATACACACCCAGAAGTGTTATCTCCCCTAAGGCGAGAGTTAATGTCACAGTGGCAAGTGCTCAGGCAGGACCTTTATCACTACCTGCAAATACAAAATTTTCAGCATCAGTTGATGGACAAAGTTTTACATTCGTATCATTAGTTGAGCATATTGCAACAAAAGTTGCCGGATCATTCACATTTAGTAATGTTGATATTGTTGAAGGTGTTGTCATCTCACAACAACAAACAGTCACATCTGACATTGTGACAGGTCCCATCACTATTAAAAATAGTAACATTGATTTGTCCACATTGGCCGTCACTGTTCAAAATAGTCAAGCAGATTTAACAACAACAGCATGGAAACGTTCAGAAACCGTTATTGATATTACAAGTAGTGATACGGTGTATTGGGTGGAAGAAGGTCAAGATGGATATTATAAGTTGTTTTTTGGTGACAACATCATAGGTAAAAGTTTGACATCAGGAAACATTGTTAACATTCAATATGTGGCATCGTTGGGTGATAGTGCAAATGGTGCACAAACCTTCTCAATTCAAACAACACTAGGCGGCGGATCTCCAATCACAACGTTAGTGCATGCTGCTTCAGGTGGTTCTGACAGAGAAAACATTGATAGTATTCGTTTTAACGCACCTCGGTATAATGCCACACGCGGCAGAGCTGTTACTGTTGAAGATTACAAGTCATTAATTTTAGCAAACTTTGATAAAGCAAAATCTGTTGCCGTTTGGGGCGGTGAACAAAATGTTCCTCCCATTTATGGCAAAGTATTCATGTCAATTGATCCTAAAGAAGATTACATCATCACTGAATCTGACAAAGACAACATCATTAATAGTGTAATTCGTCCTCGTAGTGTATTGTCATTACAGCATGAATTTGTTGATCCTACATATCTTCATGTTGGAATGGATGTGAAAGTTTCGTATAATCCTAAAATTACACCATACACATCCAATCAAATTTCAAGTTTAGTGGCAGGGGAAATTCGTCGCTACTTTTCTAATGAATTGTCAACATTGGATAAGAAATTCTATTATGGTCAATTGATTAATAGAATACAAACTTCACAGCGTTCCATCTTAGGAACATTGGTGGATTTACGCTTGCAACGTAGACTTGTTCCCATTTTAAATGTCCCTGAATCATTGAATGTGTATTTCACAACAGCCATTGAACCCAACTCGTTTAAGAGTACAAATTTCAAGACCACAATTCAAGGTGTTCAATACACCGCCTATATTCAAGATTATCCAGATGAAACTCCGCCTTCACGTACAGGAACGGGCACGTTAAAACTTCTGGATGCATCAACCAATAGAATCATTGATAACAACTACGGTAAAATTTACTATAGTGATTCAGGGTTATTTGTTATCAACCGTTTATTGGTTACACAATTAATTGCAGGCGCATTTGATGTCCGTTTTTCTGCGTTACCACAAGATTTAAATAAAGATTTAGCACCCACCATTGTAAGAACTACTCCTATTGTGGAACGTGCTGTTTATCCCTATCCTTCACAAAACATTGTGGTTGTGTTAGATGATAGTCAACAAAATAAAGCCCTAGGAACATTGTCTGGTTTAACCGTTACAGCACAACCATTTGAAGGATAATGTCAAACTTAAAGAACAAGTTACAGCATTTAGTTGAAGGACAGATACCTGAATATCTTCGCGTATCATATCCTAGATTTGCTTCGTTCATTAAAGAGTACTATACATTTCTTGACACCAATCGTCAAGCCAATGCAGTACTTCTTAATTCTAACACTTGGACAGACGTTGATTTAACATTAGATTTATTTGTGGATGAAATGCGTAAGCAACATGCTTATGATATTTCCTCAGAAGCCTTAACTGAACAGCGTCGTTTAATTAAGTTTATCAATCAATATTACGAAGCAAAGGGAACAGAAAACGCTGCGGAATTGTATTTCCGCATGATGTATAATGATACCGCAACTATAAAATATCCCGGTGATTATGTTCTACGTGCTTCTGATGGCGTTTGGCAGTCGAAAAAAACACTGAAGATTGATACTGATTTCACACAAATTGATCCTGCCTCATTAGATTTAGCGCCCGCTGATTTACGTGAAGTCGCTGATGATGTATTTTCTCTGAAAGAAAAAACAATATATTTAAAGTATCATCGTCGTGAACCTACCGGATTGAAACTATACTCACATGAATTGGGGTGTGTTGAGGTTGGTCGTATCATTACAAACAATGATATTTTTGAACTAGAAGTTGACGTTCCTAAAACCATTAACGTAAAAGATTTCAATGAAGCTTTAGCAACCTTATCATATTATGATACGGTATGGGTTACAGCATTTGTTAATGGTGTTGAATATGTGTATGGTTTTTTGACACAGCAACTTATAGGATACACCATTCTTTCCGGCGGTGAAAATTTCCGCCGCCGTGATACCTTCACAGTAGAAGTGGAAGAAAGTCCGTTATATCCTATCCCAGGACAAGAAAATAACAATGGCATCATTCGTGTAACAAGTGTAACCAAAAAAGATGTTGAAGAATATTTTGCGTCTGATTATGTTTCAATAGGTTCAGAGTATGCTGCTAGTGATACTGAAGGTGTCATTAATAACTTTCGTTTCATTTCTACCGGACATCGCTTTGATGTCACGGGTGATTACTTTGCAGAATTATATAATGAAGATGACGATTACACAACATATAAAGATTTCACCCGCGTATTAGAAAATCCCAGAAAAAGTAGATTCTCTACATTAGTAACAGGTGATTATTTTGAAGAACGCGAAGGTGTTACATCATACATGGAATTCAATGATGACCGAGGTTATACTGATTTCAATGAAACAATATATAATCTCAGTTCTGCCACAGTACGATTCGAAGTAGGATACATTTACGAACATCCCGGTGCATGGAAAAATAATGCTGGCTTCTTGTCAGATATCAATAAATTACAAGACAACTATTATTATCAGGCATATTCCTATGTGGTACAAACTAAAAATGTACCATATGAAACTTGGAACACCTTATATAAAAATAGTGCCCATCCGGCAGGGTTCATTGTGTTTGGTGAATTACTTGTTGAAAATGACATTACATTTACACCGATAGATATTACAAGTACACAATACATTATCAACAATTTTGATGATGGTGTTCAACCAGTTGATACTGTTGCAAAACATGTTGCAAAACCTGTTACTGATACTTTCTCTGTAAGTGAAAATTCCATATACAATTTCAATAAGTCGTTGACTGATACGGCGGTTGTAGATGACGTATCAGGATTGGAGTTAAATATTCAACCAGTCTTTAGTGATATTGTAGTATCGTCTGATATCCTTGCGAAAGACATTAACATTGCCAATATTACTGATGGTGTTGTTACCTCAGAAACATTCTTTGCAGAAATTACTATTGAACGTTCATTGGAAGATACAATAATTACTAGTGATACAGTATCCACAAAGAATGTTAGTAAATTAGTGGAAGACAATACCTCTAGCAGTGATATTCTTTCATACTCTCTTACGAAAACAAATATAACTGACTCAGTTAATACCTTAGATTCGGTTGAAAAAAATATCAGTATACAAATTGATGGTAATACGTATAATATAGAAAATTTCTTTGAAGAAGAATATGTAAGTGATAACGTGGTTACTGTGTCGGATGAGTTTTTACTTACCCGTACATATTTCTATACCGATACAGTTACAGTAGATGATACACCTTCTGTAAATTTACAACTTAATAAAACAGAAGATGTTGAGACAACTGATACTGTGGATACTATTTTCATCGAAAAAAATATTGCCGATTCTGTTATTGTCAGTGATATAAAAAATATTGTCTTTTCACAAGAAGATGATGTAACAAGTGATTTGACTGAACAAGTGTCTATAACTGATAGCATAGAAATTTTCAGAGCATATTCTACAGATGAAACGGTAAATATCAATGACTCAAATGTTCTTCTTGTTGGAAAAAATGTTTCAGATAGTGTATCTTCATCAGAAACTATAAACACGTTTGATGTCGATAAAAACATTATTGATACTGTGTTAACAGGTGAAATTGTAATTCGTGATTTCGAAAAGTTTTTCAATAACACAACATCATTGTCTGATTTGATTTGTATCGCCCTAGACGATTATATTGCAACAGGGTATGTTGATATAGGATATGCAGGAACGGTCAACTGTACTTAAAGTAGTATAAATACTAATAACAACTTTTACTTTTTAGGAGAAAGAAATGCAAGAAAACATCAAGGCAACAGGTAAGTTGAACATTGTTCTTCGTGATGAAAATGGTAACATCAAAGAAGAACACACCCACGACAACTTAGTTGTAACAACAGGTTTACAACACATTGCATCCCGTATGGCAGGCACATCACAAGGCGTCATGTCACACATGGAAGTGGGTACAGATAACACCGCAGCATCAGCCGGGCAAACTGGATTAATCGCAGGCGGTTTAACAGCTGGTCGTCAAGGTCTTGACTCATACACAGCCTCAGGTGCAACTGTAACTGCCGTTGCAACTTTTGCTGCAGGTGAAG